GAGGAGGAGCGGTGGGGGCCACGAGGTACCACCGACTGGACGGTGATGGACAGATATATCCGCCGGCTTCTCAGACCTCCCAAAGAGTAGCCTAGACAGTTCAAACCTTGAAATGTCTAGGACATAAAACCTCGACATTTCGAGCCTTGAAATGTCTAGGACATAAAACCTCGACATTTCGAGCCTGCATTTGTCAAATTGCCAGCACTCACAGCAAGTGCATGCTGCGATCAATGCCGCTTCGTGATTCGGCGCAGGCGAAATCCTGATTGCCAGAACGGGGCAAATCACGGCTCTCTCGGGGAGAGAGCCGTCATGATCGGCTTGTGACAGAGGGAAATCACTAGACCCAGAAAACACAAAACCGCCCAGGGGGCGGTCCGGTGTCCCGGCGAGCCGGGGAATTCAGACGTTGGCGCGACTGTTTTCCCCGAAAACCTGAATCGGCGCAACTCATTTTTGAGAGCGCTATCGCTTTGCCTGCAACCGGCCGGCCCTCCCGGGTTACCGCGGAGGTAAGATGCTTGTAGATCACATGCTGTGCGCCATAGACGGCGCACGAACCACCGAGCTTGCCCAGCTGGGGAGCGACGTCTCCCGGGCCTATGGCAACGGACACATCAGCGAAGACGACTACCAGCGCTTATGGGAGGCCATCCAAGAGCGGCGAACCGAGACCCCGCCCAGGTTATCCACAACCTCGAAAAGCGCACCACGAAGCCCGCAGCGCGGCACCAAATCGAAGCTGGCGCTGGGCTGGCCTCGGCGCAGGCCGCGACGGTCGCCGGACCGGGAAGCCTCCCGCGAGCGGGCGCGCATGCTGGGCGGGTCCAGCGCGATGCCGCCCGACGTCCGGTGCAAGTACACAGAATTCGAGCGGGCAGCTCTCTTCATCATCGCCCGGGAGGTGAAGCACCACGGCTTCTGCGACCTGTCGGTCGGGCAGATCGCTGCCGAGGCCGGCGTCTGTGTGCGGACTGTCCAGAACGCGGAGGCCGAGGCCGTGCGCCAGGGGGACCTCGCCCGCGAGGTGCGCGAGCGGAAGGGGCAGAAGAACGACACCAACATCCTCAGAATCACATCGGCCGAGTGGCTCGCCTGGCTCACGCACGGTTCGATAGGGTGCAAGGTGTGTACCCCCACGAAGAGCATAGAAAGAAAGAAAAAGGCTTTCGAAGGTAGGACTGGATCGGGTTACCGCCCCTACAGGCGGTTCGGCTCCGAAAAGGGGGGTGCCAAGGTGGCAGCCGGTCCGAAATAACGCACCAGCGGGCTTCCTACGAAGGGTTTTGGCACCCGGCCGGGACCGGGAACGGCGAAACTTTGTACGCGCATGGAGCAGCAGAACTACAGAGGCGGCTGAAAGAGGAGAGGCGCCGTAGGAACCAAAAAGAAGAGGCTCGGCGAGGAAAGAAGCGAAGGCTTTGCCACCCGGATCGCCCTGGCAGGGTGGCCGGCTGATGTAGATCTGCTGATCAAAGAGCTGTGGCGGCTGTATGCCGACGGCGAGCTGACGGAACGTCAGGCTGCGCGGCTCGACCGGGCGGCCCGCTCGCGCGTCCGGTACCTCCAATGCCACCCAAGGCCAGCCGCCAGGCGTCTATCGGCCACCGACGACGACATTGCCGCCCTGTTCGGCCTGGAGCTGGATAGTTGACCCCCTCTCTTAGGCGTACAGCGGGCCGCGACCAGGGCAGCCTTTCCATGAGACGATCATCAAGGCTCTGGAGCCGCACCTTCGGAGAGATCGGCTTGCCGATGACACTCCCGAGGAGGCGGCGGGTTATGCAGTCGACCTGATCTATGACGCCGGGGCGTACGCTCCCGCCATCAACGATGTCTACCGCGACGGCGCCGAAGCTGCCCTGGCGCACCTGGAGCGGGCGGTTGAATGGCGCATGGTCTTCGATGCTCAGAGGAACGGGGGTGGGTGAAGTAGCGGCCACCTCGATCGCACGCGACCGCGGCACGGCGCCTGGAGGCGCCGATCGAGGCGCGCAGCGTGGCGAAGCAGCACAATTTTCGCCGAAAAGGATATGACGGATGTGACCGACGTTTGCTGTTCTACACTTATTGGCTCGCCCGCCGCGTTCCGATTGCAGCAACGGCACCGCGCGCAATTTTGTTCAATTCTGCGGAAAGACGTTCAATTGTTTGCGGCATAGCTGAATTGAACGCGGAATAGGTGCCGCCTGTCTTCAGCGCCAGCAAGCGGAACGCATTGCGGGCAATAATGTCGTCTCCCTCTTGGCACATGTGAACCGGCACGCCTGCCGCGCCAAGCTCGTCCGCCAGAGCGCCAAGCTTGTCGATGTTCTCTTCCATGGAATCACCGATAAACGTGATTCCATGCACCGGGGCCTTTTCATGCTCACGGAGGGCGTGCTGCAATACTTTTTCAATTTGCGTGAGTCCGGTCTCGCATTGAATTGCTCCCATCCAGCGTGCGAGTTCCTCGCCCCGCGTCGCCCATTTTGACGCCCGACAGGTATTAGCCTGAAAGTAGACGAGTTGGAGTTGCAGGAGTCCGGCCGCCCCAGCCTCGATGAACATCTTGGCCTGCAAATCGCGGGCGACGTTCCAGGAGGCTTCACGGCTCGCTGTCGCATCGACGGCAAAGATCACCCGAGCGCGCGGCAATGCAGGATCGTTGCTCGGCATGTGAATAACTGGGGTGCTCATGGTTTTGTTCTGCTAGTGCTTTTATTGTCGCCAGTAGCGATTTTTGCGTCCGTCCTTGGTTTGTGGTCGGTGCTTACTGAAGCCCATCTCAGTAAGAATGTGGGCAACGCGCATTTCCGCCGAGCGGTTTTGCTCTCGCGGCGCAATGCCGAGCGCGTGCTCGAGCACCTCGGCGACGCTCACATCCTTACGCTTGCCGAGCCATTTTTCGATTGGCTCTTTCCAAACATCGGTCTTGAAACGTGCAGCCTGTTCGGTGGTAGCGAGAGCTTCCAATTCGGGCGTCTCCAACCACCATGTCGCGCCTGCTTTGAAGCGCACAATCGCTTCCGCCCAGAGCTGATCGCGGTCGCGCGCCAGTGCCTCGATGTCAAGCATGCCCTGGCACGCCACCGGCCAAATTCGCCGTGAGCCAGTTGGGTCCTTCAAATAGCCACCGACGACCGGATTGATGGTGCCAGCGAAGATGCATTGCCGTAGCCGATTGATCAGATGTCTGCCGTAGGGCGGCCGGTAACGGTCGAACCGGCGCGTAATGTACGCTTTGGTCGCGGACGTCGTGGCACGGATCAATGCTTCCATTTCAGCGATCTCGATGATCAGCGCGCCGGCCGTCTCTTGCGCGGCGTCTTTGCTGGTCACGTTGCTGAGGCGATCAGCGAACCAGGCATCGCGGACGGCCACCGTGCGCAACGCTTCGGATTTCTGCTTGCCTTGTGCGTGTTCGAGAACGAGGACGTGGTCGACTTTGCAGCCGGGCTGGTAAATTCTCGCCACACCACTGATCAGAAATCGAGGACCGACGGCACGCGTATAGGGGGTATCATCGGCGTGTAAGAAGGTGCTGAGCCAGCTATCTATCCGCGGCTTGCCATCCCAAACTAAAGCATCAAAATAGTCGCGTACCGGATGAAACGAGTTGCTGCGTGCCGCAGCCTGTACCGCCCGGCCGACGTCGCCTTGATTGGCAGCAATATCCTGGCCCTGAAACCAGACGCGAACGAGCGACTCGTGATGATCGGTCAATGGCGTATCGGGCGGCTCATCACCCCAATACGGACGCTTCCGGACAACAACTCGCTCGTTAAATAGGTCGAAGGCAAACACGCCGATCCAAGCGGGATGCTCGCGCAGAAACAGGATGAGATTGGCCAGAATCGGGCGGACGCCGCCTTTGTCGTCGAGTTTAAGATCGTTGGTCCAGCTGTGAGGTGATGAGCCTTTACCGCCTGCGGCGCCGGTGCGTCCGTGTAGCAGCTTCGCCTCACGATCTTTCTTCAGCTCGTCGAAGCGCATTTTTAGCAAGCGCTTCAACGCGCCAGCTTTCATGCCGGTAAAATGCTCGGCGCGCGGCCCCGCGGCCGGATGCAGAGCGTTCTGGATCGCGAATTCGACCCCAACATCGTTGACGTCCAGGGTGAGCTTGCGCAAGTCGTCGATACTCTGAGCCCGCGCCACCTCCGCCGTGAGGTCGAGCTGCTGTAAGACCGCATCGGCCCAGGCGAAAAGTTTCCGCTTGCGCTCGGTCTCGGCCTGCGCGTGCGCTTCGGCATTTGGCTCCGGGAACGGGATAAGTTTGGCCATTGATCCGCTTTCCCTCGCGAAAAGATTTGGTGTTTATGGTTGTGACAGTTGTGACCGCGCAGCCGGCTGCTCGATCTTCTTGCGGGTGATTTTTGACATGACTCTCTCCCCTGTCGCTCTGGCGATGGGCTCGCTGCCGACCGGCCTGAAACACGATTACAGAGCGACCGCGGCCCAACAGGGCACCGGCCGGCAGCGAAGGGAGGAAGCCTTCTAGTTCGGGTTTCAGCCCCGAAGCGGAGCACCGCAGTCACTCGAAACGTTGATACCTGAATTGTTCAAATGATGACCTGAGCTTGCCTACTGCGTACGTCAAACGCCTGAGAATCACGCTTAAAAAACCGTCGCGGCACAAGGACGTCTTGAAGCGCGCAGAAGTTCCAGGAAAGGAATTCGATGGGCACTCGAAGTCCTTCGACGAGGTCGAAAAGTGCCTCTGCCGCAGTGATTTCTTACGTTTCGAAGGACCCGGGGAGAATCGACCAGCCCAGCAAAAGCGGCCGACCATTAGCACCGGCACAGCCAGCCGACCTCGACGGCGAAGGCGACGATCGGCACCATCCACGGGATGACCGGGATCCGGCGGCGAGATAGCATTCCGATCGAGCAGGCGAGAGTGCGGCAGGCCTCTTCAAGGTGAACGCCATGAAAGCAGATCGACAATTTCTGGTTTTGGGTGGTTTGGCGGCTGTCTGTTTCACGTTGCATGCTCGCCCATGCTCGGCACAACAAACGCCAGCGGAAGGGATTGCAGCTCAGATACGCTTGCAGGGTTATCCCTGCGACGGCCCCGTTTCCACACAGAGAGATGCCACGCTCTCAAAGCCAGACGAAGCAGTCTGGGTTCTCAAATGCCAGAACGCAACTTACAGGGTGAGGCTCATTCCCGATCAGGCAGCGCGGGTGGAGCAACTTGAATAGCTCTCTTCCTGCCGCAAGGTACGAGCCTGCCTGGACGACGCCGGCCCTACCCTGCGCATCCGGGGTTTCCGGCGTAGGCCATCAGCACCGGCACAGCCAGCCGACCTCGACGGCGAAGGCGGCGAGCAGCACCGCCAGGATGAGCATCGGGGTCATTCGCATGTACTCCACTTATCGTGCGGTGATACCGTTTCAAGAAACAGTATCACAAACCTGAGCAAATAGTATTGCCATGTTGTGTTTCACGGGGGAACACACTATACTCGTATCGAAACCAGTTCCCTTGCAGGATCGAGGAGGATTATTGATGTCCACTCTCGACACGACCGGCAACGAACGGCGCGCGCAGATTAGTAGTATGAAGGAAGCCGGCAGGGCAGCCTTGTCCGGCCAGACAGTCGCCCAGCGTGAGAAGGCCCGCGCGGCCAGGGCGGACGGATGGGCAAGCTGGTGGAAACGCGAAATGGAAATTTCCAATTCCGTCGATCCGGCGGAGTTACTACCCGAAGCTTTTGCGCGGATCGAGCAGATAGTCGAGGATAGGATCGTGTCCGCGGTTCGCCAACTTAAATCCGAATTGCGAAAGGCGCTAAAATGAGCCGCCACCCCAAATTCATGACCGAAGCCGAAGTCGAGACCGTGCGCCGCGCAATTGGAATGCGCACCCCGATAAATGAAAGATCACATGAGCCGATGACCGAAATGGACCGGGCCATTTTTGCCGAAGCGGTCGGTATCGCGATCAAAGAACGCCTCGACGAATACCACACAGAAAATAGAGCCGCGCTCGATCAGATCAGGAAAGAATTTAGGGAGTCGCAGCTTGCGGTCGCCGAATTACGCGTAGCCGTCGCGGATTATCGCGCCTTGCTAAGCGGCGGCACGGCGATGCCGCCGTGGCCGCGGCGCGAATCGGGCGGCGAGTTTCAATTTGCCCGAGAGAAGAGTCCCGAAGTCGCTCCGGCCGCCGATCCAACGCCAGACGTCGCGCCCCCGCTCCGGCGCGACCTAAACTGAAGACCGCGCATGACGCCCCTCGAGCGTTGCCTGCGCTGCAGCAGCCCGGAAGCAATCGACATCCGGCACCTGCACGGTGCGATGGGATACGAAAACAATTGTAATATGTCGCCGAACCTCGTTCCGCTCGGCTGTTGCCGCATTAAAATTGTCAACGTCACATGGGGCGAAACCGGCGCCGCGACCGCGGCCGCTCCGGCGGTCGTGCAAAAATAGCCCTAGCCCGGGGCCTCAACCGATTCTATTGGCGGGTCAGGCTGCCGGCTAACGCCAGGCTCGGTCAACTTTATTCCTCTCATGCGCACGAACTGCAACGCACTTTCGCGGCTGGAAAATGCCCCAAAAATGAAGCCGTCGACGAGGCGCATAGCGCAAGTCGTGTCATCATAAAGGACGATAAACTTCCTCGTGCCCACAGCGGCCTCCACGGTATCGGTGTCACGATGTACGAGCACCGCCATTGCGATCGCCAATCTGAGCTTCCCAAGGCCTGATCGGATTGGCGCGCGAGGAAGTCTCGTCTTTCTTGGATGAATGATATTCGCCGCGGCTTTTCGGCGTCAGTTGCAGTTGAATCGAAATTCGCATCATCATATTTGCGGCACGATCCGCGAGGGCGCATTTAGTTCGGAATTCCTTGGTGCTCAACTTCGAAATCTCTGCCGCGTTGATCGTATTCATTGCGGTCTCGGAAATTGCCGAATAGCGGCACAAAAGCCGCAGCAGCGGCAGCGTCTCGATTCCGAACCACCCGGCGGGCATTCCCGCCATCGTCTCGATCCAGAACTTTTTTTCCAACTCGGTCAGCTCCGGAGGTGGCGGAATTCGCTGCCCGCCAGGGACGATCACGCGTGGCTTAAGTCTTGAGTCTTCGGCCATGTCTTCCGTCGCTCCTACCCTGATCTGATTTCTTCCAGGCCCTAGCATTGCCCTATGACATGCAACCACCGGTCACCCCGGCGCGTTCCGCCATCTGGGGTTGTGCCAGAAAATGACCATCCCCCCCGCCATGGTTGTAGACCTTAAGGCAGAGCTGCGGACCCACACGGCGACCTGCCAATCGATGCGACTCGAACAGCGCTTCGGACATGCCGGCATGATAGTTTCACTGGCAACTATCTGTCCAGTTCTGCTGACCGCGGATTTTGCAACCACGGATATGTGGTCGGCGGCGCCCGTGCTTCCCGTAAGCTTCCCGTGGGACAGCGACGGCCAAAGACTATCATAAATTCATATTATAATACAATAGATTACGCCATAATCATCACACCGCAAGACCTGCTGCGCCATCAGGTGCATAGGGCCTGCAACCGCTGCGTCTTGGCGCAAAATCGACCAGGGGGTTGTGGCCGAATCAGACCAGTCTCGCCCGGTCACCGACGTGTCGACATGTAGATGCGTCGCGGTGTCGGATCGGCGGCGGATGACCCGCGGGCGAAGATTTTTCGGGCTTGTGGCACCAAAATTGCGATGCTTCGTAAACAAGCGGCGGAGACGGTCTTCACGAATTTTGATTGTAGGCTGGTCGCTTGATCGCCGACGCGGCCCAGGCGCACCTTTTGGTTGTTGCCAGGGCCGCCCGACGATCTAGCCCGAACCGCAATCGAACGTGGTCGCACATCATTAATCTAAATCAGTCTTTTGCCCTGGCGGTTCGACTGGGGTTTGCTCCGGCGAGTCTTCCTGAGGCTTACCCTTCACGGGATACATGATCTTGACCCCATCTTTGCCTACACCGTTGATGATGATGGGAAGCTTGATCCCCTTTTCCTCCAACTTAGGGGTGGGATTCTGGTAGGTGTCCGGGGGGCGGGGCCTGCAGATGACGGATTGATTAGGATCCTCGCAGTCTATCGCGTCTTTGGGCTTGGGCACTTTGGGCGCGTCTTTGGGCGCGTCTTTGGGCTTGGCCGTTTCACCTGCATATGGTTTTGCTGGTTTTGCGACGATTGCGAGGTTGGGCGGCGGACTGGTCGCAAGAGGGAGGTGGTACGAATTTGATGTACCCTGTGACTGGTCCGTGCCTTTTGAAGATTGGGTATTTGATGCATCGTTTGAGGTGCTCGAACGGTTGAGCGCCTCGTTGAATCCCCCCACCTCTTCCGGTTTCGGCGGAACGCCATCGTAGTTTTGCGGTGGAACGTTCGTGTTGACCGTACTAGCCGGGGGCGACGCAATTGTCATTTGGCTCCGCCTTTCCTATTGCCATGCCTTCGGGTTCACAAAGACGCACAAGGCGTGCGGGCCTGCAGCTTGCATTGCCGCGCCTGCCTCATGCCGACGCTCGGGTGCCTATAACGGCGCCGTCCATAAAGGCACAAGCAAATCCGTCCCTCTGTGATATGCCGCACAGACTTCCGTCGCCCCAACGATGGCGCTGGAGCCGAGCGTCATGGTCGCGTTTGGCTAGTTCTTTAGCGTCGTCACAGAGAGGGCGAAGCAGGGAAGGGCATCACCCCATCCACATGCCTTTGGACCATGAGAATCGCTGGCTATTGCCAATTGCCGCCTCGATTTCTGCCATCACCGGCTCCAGCATGTTCCATTCGACAAGCTTTGCCTCGGCGATCTTTCGTCTCTGTAGGGCAGGGGTCTTGTCGTTGTAGAACCATTCCCGTCGCGCGATGCCTTTGACCCATTCGTCCGGGTTCGCCATTTGTGGCAATGCGCCCGAGCAAGACCGCTCGCAGATCGGAACGTAGTCACGATCGAACAGGACTTCGCGCCCATTGTCACAGTGATAGCAGCCATAGGGCAGCTGCCACAGGACGAACGTATTGCGACGGGCCATCAGGGTCGCACCCTTGCGTCGCATGTACCTGCGCATAGCCTCTCGTTCCCTTAAAATTGGACTTCAGGGGACTTTAAAGGCCAATTGCTTGCTGCTTCCTAGGGAAGTGTCAGAAGATGATGTAATATAATGACACTCTCTATAGGGGGGATGCGGAATTGGCCTTTGAAGTCACCCCAAGTCCCACTTTCCAGGCAGGTCAATGTTTTTGGATTTGCCAGAGAGGTCCAGTACTAAGGACTCCTCTTCGGACAAGGATCAAGTCGTTCACGATGGCTCCCTTGTTCCGTGCCAACCACCGTCCGAGACGATCGGGACTGATCTCCCTTCCATTGCGAGAGACTGCGACCGCCACCAGCGAGGCATAAAACGGCGGGTCACCGAATGCCGCCGCTATGACATCCCGGACAAGCTTGGCGCCCTCCCCCAGCACCCTGTGCCATTCCGCAAACACGGCAGCGCGCTCGAGACGGTAAGGGTCGGCCGTGCGGCTCTTCTCCATGGTGTCGCCGGGATCGGCATGCCCCAGCCACACCAGGACCTCCCGCACCCGCCGTGACCAGTCGTTGAAGTCCACCGGCGTCAGCTTGAGACCCTCAGATGACCGAGCCAGATGCCAGGCCCGCAGCACCGTGAGAGCGGCAACGACCAGCCTGGCGCGATTGGCCTGGACAGTCTCCAGCAGGCGATCGTCCTTGAACTCGCGCAGCTCGGGACGCTCCATGTTGGCGTTCATCTCGCACATGATGACCCGCCGGGTCATGTCGGCGCCGATGGTCAGGTTGTTGCCGTTGGCGAACAACGTTGTGCTGTTGGGGATTTCCATGTTCTGGCTCTGGCCAAGAACACGGATTCTGAACACATGCTGCTTGGTGATGGTGTTCAGGAGCGATCCCTCGAGGACGTGCTGGCAGTTATCGAGGGCGATCAGACTATCGCCGGCAATCAGGCTGGCGCCGAGACACTTCTTCAATTCATCATCGTGGCGGGACTGATCAATCGTTGGCATAGGTCTTCCGGTGGCGAGCATCGCAATGATATCGACCAGCAATCCCTTGCCTGTGCCGGCTGCGGGCGCAGTGAAGGCATGCAGCGGAGCGACGTCCATGCCGCGACGATCGAGCGCGGTCAGGATTGCCGACAGCGCCGCAGCCTTGTCGGCCTTGGTCTCGAACGGGAATTCGGCGAGCGGCTTTTCCAGCTCCGCCAGGGCCGCCACGGCGTCGGATTTATCGGGTGTGCTCGGCACGGGCGGAAACGCCTGGCCGTCCCATTTGCACAGCACGCCGCTCACCGGATCGTAGCCTTCGCGATCGTGAATTGAGCCGTCAGCATGCAGGAAGGGCGCGTTGGCAATGCCGACGATGTGCGGCATCTTCCATTTGCCGCGCGCCAGATACGCCTCGGCGACCAGTCTTGAAACATCGGTCTGCACAAAATCCTGCTTGCGCCTGTCGTATTTGAGAAAGCGTGCGGCGCAGCTGAACAGCTCGATCAGATACGGCCACGTGATCGGTACCAGCCGCCAGCCTTGAAATTCGCGATCGGCGCTCGCCTTTATAGGAACCAGCTGCGGCCGCACCAGCATGCCGCCAAACTGATAGACCTCGCGGCCGAGCAGACGCAGCGCGTCCTCGGCTTCGTTCACCACCCGCGGCAGCTCGCCGGGAATGATCCGGATTTGCGGCCACGGCGCGGCTGCAACTGCCGGACTACCAATGGCGGCGTTGCGTCTATGCGTCTGCCACTTCGCGTATGAACGGTCGACCTCGGCCTGCAGCCGGCCGGCGTATTTCTGGCCGATGCCGGCAGGATGCCGCGCTATCTCCTGGACGATCTCCTCGGCCGACTTGCCTTGACCCGCCAGATGCCAGACGACCCGGGCAAACTCCTCGCTGCGCTCGCCCTCATCCGCGCCGTTCTGGATCAGGTTTCCATAATCAACCTGCTGCGGACCGGCATTGTTGAGGTTGAAGTCGAAGCCCGGCATCAGCACTCGCGACTGCGCGAGCACGTCGAGCTGGAACTGCAAACGCTCAAAGAAACCATCAACGACATCGAGCACGGGACAGGGCGGCAAATCCGCGGTCAGGCCGCTGATGGTTATGTAACGCGCGCAATTGCGATACAGCTCGATCGCTTCACCCGTCGCCGGATCGAGCGTGTACTTACGATGAATCGCCTCGGCGTCGTTCGATAACCCAATGAAACGTACGCCGGTCCCGCTCACCGTCACCTCGATATAGACCCCGCCGACATTGGCCGCCTCGGTGATCAACTCTTTTGCCCGCGGCGCGATCTCGCCGGTCGTCATGTCGCGAACACGGTCGAGGTCCACGGCCAGAACGTATGAGCCGTGCAATTGAAATCCGATGCCGTCGCTGTGGCCGGCGGCGACCGCCGGAACCGCATCTTCATAGCTACCCCAGGTGCTGGGCTGATTTGACTTCGCCAGGCGGCTCGGATTGTAAATTTGATACGGAGGTTTGGTCCATTTGACCACGCCCTTGCTGGTGCGCGCCTGCCAGCTCCACACGACCCAGTGTTGCAAGCGCGTGAGCGGCAACAGCGCGTGAGGCAGATGTGAGAGGTCACCGTTGAACGTCCGCGGCTTGAAAATCGGCTGGCTCATTTGAAGGTGCCTCCAAGCTTCCAGAAGATGCTGAGCAAAAATCCACCCTGGGGTCGGGTCGGCTCCCGCCAGCGCTGCAGCCTGCCGGGCAGCTCGTCGATGAAATCTTGCTCGCTTGGTTTGAGGGTGGTCCGCGCCGGACTGCCGATGCAGAATTTTGCGAGTTCATTCCAGCGCGGCTCGCCGTCGTCGTCGAACTTTGACAGCGCGTGTCCGGTATTCTCCTTGCGGCCCTTCTCGACGCCCTTGGCAAAGATCATTTCAGCGTCGCTGTCGGAGAATTTGAGCTGCTCGATCTCGCCATCGGCGTTCTCGATCACGACAGCAATATCGTTAAAGGTCAGGCTTTCCTCGTCGAGCACGGTGACCAACTTCGAGAGAGCGACGTTGCGCTCGTTCTCGAACGACGAGCCAAACATGCGGACCAGCTTGCCGATACGTTTTGCGGTGGGCTCGTTCAGATTGCTCACGACGTCTCCTCACTCAGTTCGTTCACAGAGCGTCGACCTCGCGAACTGCATCCAAAACGGGAACGGTCAGTGCGACCAATATTTTGAACTTTTCCGGATCGCGGAATTCCGCGTAGCGCGGGTCGGCCGCGATGCTTTGAGCGATCGTGGCTACGTCATGTGCGGCCCCCATCTGGTAAAGCGTGACGATCGCCGGCAGGAGCTCATCACCGATGAACGGTTTCCAGCCCTCCACCAGCGCATCCTCGTCGCGCAGTCCGCGCATCGACGCTGCATGAGCTCCGCGGATCGCATGTCGGTAAAAGGAATTCTCGTCGTACCGATCGGTGTGCTCGCTCATTGTTTTTTGTCCTCTTACTTGCGGGGTTTCTCGATTTCGATGCTGATGCATTTCCAGCTGTAGTGGCGCAGCAGCGCACTCATTGACGTTCCTCCCAGCATCTCGATTTGTGAGAGCAGACTTTGCAGCGCCAATCTTCGGGATTGGTGGTGATGCGGTCCAAGAGCTCGCCGGCACGGGTCGCTTGAATGATCGCTACCGCTCTATCACTCGCCCTCTGTGCCGACGCGGCGTCGAACGGCACGAGGAAATGCAGGCGCTGGCAGTCGTCAGCGTTCAGGACGGTAAAGAGCGCAGCATTCGGAACATCGAGATAGGCCTGATAGATGGCGACCTGATCAGCATAGGACGCGTAGAGTCCAGTTAACCCATCACGCTCGATTGCCTTCCAGCCCTTGGCCTTGAGGCATTTGTGCTCCCAGATGCAGGGATATCTCAGTGCCGGGATTTGCGGTCCATCAATCAGGACCCCATCAGCGTGACCGCGGAACAATCCATCAGCGGCAATGAATTCGAGTCTCTCCGTCGGAGCAAACTTGAAACCTGCCGCGACCATATGTCTGCGGCTAAGTTCCTCGCCCCAGTGCCCGCGATCGAAGATATCGTACGTGCGCGCCGGGAACTGCGGGTCGCACATCCAGTCGTACTGAACTTTCCGCAGGCATTCGGAGCCGATTGAGCTGGCTCCAAGATACTGGCGAAAATTCTCCCTCCGCGGCTCGGCCTGCTCGATCAACTCATTGATCAACGTATTGATCGGCTCCTCGGACAGGTTTGCGCGATTGAAATTGAGCACCGTATTCACGCTTTAATCTCCCGCAGGTCGATACATCTCATTCCGTGCCGGCGAAGCAGTCCCTTCAAAACCCAGCGCAAGCTCCTGATCGGGTCGACGCCCGGCAATGGCCGCAGCGTCAGCACGAATGCGCCTCTCAAAAAGGGATCGGGTCGCCGACCCTTTCGTTGAACTCGGATTTCTTTAGAATCCTGCCGGGCCCATGATCCCGCACGGCCTCGGCCTCGCCGATCAGGCGCCATGCCAGCAGCAGGAAATCGGTCATCGTGTCTTTCGACCATGACGTCAGTGGTTGAGACCAATCGACACCGGCCTTGTCGGCAAGTATCGGCAGGATCGATCGGATCACTGCGACGTCACAGGGATCAGGAACGAAGTTCGTCCAGCGGACCACCTCCTCGGCGTCGCGGCCCTCGGCAATCGCTTGCTGCGTGCGTAGCTGCACCCACCCGACGATCACTGCTGCGACAATGAAGCCCCATTCCTGATCATCGAGTCGATCGATCACCTTGTCCTTGATGCCCGCCGCGACCCTGCGGGCTCCAGCGACCGCTGCCGCGGTCGCCTTGTCGAGCCACTCTTTTTCGGTGGGTACCATGATCATCCGGCCCATTGCGGTCGTGCGATCGCATTCGCGGGCGCCGCCGCCGGCTGTGCGGACTTGGTAGTCGCGGTCCGGTCGATCTGGTCCGGCTTCTTCCAGGCCTGCTTTTCGGGCGTGATCACTTCGCGGATGGAATTTTTGGCTTCGTAACCATTTTTCGGCGGCTCGATGCCGACACGGACCACGAAGCGAAGCTGGTCGAAGTCGCTCCAACCCTTTTTGGGCATGCGCGCCATCTTGGCGGCGTCGCTTTCGTCGTCCGGGCGGATACCGGTCGCGCTCTCCAGCATCGCCTTCAGCGTTTTGCGCGAGATATCGATCGCCTGATCATGCTTGGCGCCGATGACGGTGTAGCGGCCCCAGAATTTTCTTTTCGCGTAGGCGCCATCAACGACGATGAATTCGCAGTTCAAGTGTTCGGAATTGCCATCCTTGGCGCGCGTGAGCCAGCCGTCACCGCCGGCGCCGCCGGGTTTGACGGTCATTTGCACCGTGCAGACCGTGTTGTCCGGGATGACGTCAAATGAACGCTGGTCGCCATCAGTGTTGAAGTCGAAGTTAAAGTCGCTAAGGGTCATGTCTCGTCTCCAGTTTGCGAGTGGTGAGTTTGGTCAGTAATTTTCCGAGGTCCGGTGGTTCGATCGGGTCGAGCCGACCGCTTCGATCCTTCGCCGGGAATTGCCACTGATTGGGCGACACACAGACGAATGCACGTGTTGGCGGTTTGCCGTCGCCGAAATCGAGGAACTGGTAGGTGATGATCTGATCGACGATGCCGGGCAGCTCGCGCGAGGCTTTCGACCCTTCGGCCTGCAGCTGCCATTCGGCGTGATTAAACTCGTCGACGACGCGCTCAAGAATGCCGATGAAACAGACATTCTTGACGCGTGCATGTTGGAGCTGGTTTAGCCAGAGCACCATCTCCCGGCCATGCAGGCCGTAAGCACCGCGGATATCCTTCTTGCCACTGCGCTCCGAAAAGGTCTCGGGTTGCTGTTCGGCCCAGCGAAACGAGAGTCGCGAGATTGCGGTCAGTGAGTCGACGAACAGCGTGTCGAACTGGTCGAGGTTCTCCAGCGTGCCGCCGATCGCTTCGAAATGCGCCTGCGAATAGCATTGGGTCGGCGCAAACGATTTGTTTGGTCCGCCGATCCTGCACGCGAGATCGCGAGCCGCGGGCCAATTATCCAAGCGGATCGTCGGCACCGGCAGATCGATGATGGCCAAGTCGCCGGCTTCGACGTCGATGAACAACGTGCGCGCAGGATCGAGCGTGCGCAGCAGGCTCGTTTTGCCAACGCCGACCGGACCGATGACCAAGCATTTGGCGCCACGGCGCTCGCGCAGGCGCTCGTTCGCACTGATTATTTGCACGGCGCGCGCCCCTATTTTTTGATTTGAGTGAGCAAGAGGGTCGCGGCTTCGGTCTTTTGCGCAGCCAGAGCTGTGAGTCCCCCGCTCGCGAAGGCGGCGACTGCCTTCAAAAGGTCTGCGAGCCGCTGTGCGGCGCCGGCATCGAAGCGAACAACGGCGCCATGTGTGATCTCGGCGATGCGGGCGTACGTGAAGGCCGTGCTGGGATCGTCGCCTTCCTGAAACAGGAATGCAGGAACACCCAGCTCACGGGCGTGAGCATAAAGATCGCCCGGCTGCTCCTCGCAGGCGTCGCTAACCAGGACAAGGGCGTTGACGGGCTGTCGCCTGTGCTCCTTCGCTGCATGCAGCAGCACCTTGCCGATCTGGGTGAGCCCTGAAATGCACGTCACTCGCCTCATAATCGTTGTGAGGGAGCTTGCGTCGCCGACCCAGGGGGAAGCAGTGAATTCGCCGCCGCGGAAATAGATCAGCTGGATATCGAGGCCGTTGGCAGCTTCGAACATTTGAGCCTGAAGCTCGGCCGCGGTGTCCCACGTGGGTTGGCGGCTTGCCGTCGCATCAATGGCGAGGATGACCCGGCCGCGGGTCGGATTTATTCGCTTCAAAAACTCCGCCAGGCGCGGTTTCTTGACGTCCTGGAGGTTGGTCGTTATTTCCATGGCAATTCTCCTCTTTCTTGGGCTTGGCGGCCGGGACAGAGATGAAGGTGGTGGACGACCCGAGGCTCGAACTCGGCGCGGCGCTGGTCCAAACCTCTGCCGCGGTGCTCCGACGCACGCCGCCCTATGCAGACGCCGCCTGTTCGCGCGGCGCCTGCTTTTCGGATCAGGTGGTGGAAAGGCTGGTCGCCGCGGCGAGCTCAGGCTGCGCCTCGGCTTCGAGGCGGCGCTGGTATTGGCGAGCTTGCTGTTTTGTGATGATCGAGCGGTCGCCGACCTTGGCGAAGATTAACCGGCCGGCGCGCTGTTCCTTGTATGCGAGGCCGCGCGAAATCTTGAACAGCTGGCAAAACTCATCTAGCGTGAAAGCGCCAAGATCGTTGCCGCTGCTGTCATCGTGAATACTCATTGAAAGTCACCTGCGTTTTAGGTGACCCCCTAAATACACCGATGGTAGGCGAAGAAAACAACCACGTTTGGCGACTCCCCGGGAACTGCCAAACTCGTTGGCGACTCCCCGGGAAATGCCAAATTATTTTTGCAAGAAATGGTCCTTGATCTTTTTCCGATAGGACCCCTTAGCAACCTTCGGTTTGTTTGGGCCTGGGTGGAACACGTCCAAGGCGATCCGATTCCAGTTCTCGCCGTGGACTGCGTGGGAAGCCTCGATCCACTGGATCTGCTGCTCGGTGAGCGGCCCCTTCCCGACCTCCGCGGCCTTCGCGGCCTTCGCGGCGTTACCCATCGCGCTCAGGCGCTTCTGGTGCTCCCGAATGAAGTCAGATTCGGTTTCGATCTTCAGGAGCCGATCAATGCCGCACTGCGACGCGCTGGAGGTAAAATACGTGACCTGCTTCTTCACTGGGCCGAGCGGCATTCGCCGTTGTGCCGGCCCTTTGCTAGACTTAGTGCCAGCCTTTCCCATGGGTTCCATCCATCGGGTTGGCAGCGTCGAGGACGTTGGTCGCGTCCTCGGCGCCCGCTTTTCGTTCGGACGGATGATATCAGCCGGCAAGCCTGTCGCGGCGATCCGTCAGTTCTTTAGGAACCAGCGCCACGCCCGGCCCACCCGGCTTCGCTGCGGCGGATCGGGCTCGACCGTCTGCATCCGCCGCGCCAGCTCGACACCCGACGACCGGTCGGTCTCCATCCGGTCTTGGAGCGCCTTTCTCATGGCGCTCAGTTCAGCTTCGTGCATGGCCATGA